AGCTTGTCTTTCTCAACGATGAACACATCACGGCTACGGTTTTCACGAGCTGGGATGAAGTCTACAGAACCCCAAGGAGTAACGTAAACATTGATCAAGTTATCAACTTGGCCTACAGCACCAGTAGAACGCTGGTTGTTGTTACCAGTAAAGCCTAGGGCGATATTCATCTGGAACGCAGACAAGATAACACAATCAGGCTTACCACCTTCCTGCCAGATTTCCTGCATGGTTAGGTCGAAGTCAGCTTGAGTGAAGGCAGTTTGTGTGCCGTCAGTACGAGCGTCAGTGCCGTCACCAGTAGGGTTTGCACCACCAGAACCAACGTTGTTCACGTTAGTAGTCAACCAAGCGCCAAGGCCAGCCATTTCACGGGCTGTGGTAGAGTTGCCAGCTACACGAGCGTTGTTGTCCATGATTGCTTTTTCGGTATCAAGCTTCTGCTCTTGACCGACTTTAACTACTTGGTAAGACATTTCCTTACCACGACCAGCTTTATCAAGACCTGAGTCAGTACCAGCGGTAACAACTGCGTTCTTGAAGATTTGCGTGTAGTTGCCTAGACGCGAAGTAGCTGCACGAGATTCAGCAGCAGTGTCATCGCCTTCAATGTGTGCGTTAGCGGCACTGGCACGAAGTGTATCTGTCTGCCACTCATGTAGAGTGTTAGTAGCACTTACCTTAGCAATAGAGCTAAGTAATGGGGTTTCTTCTTGAGATACATTCCAAATTACATTTGAAAGATCTTCACGGATGCCTTTAGCATCATACGAATCGAAGGTATTAGTTGGTTGAGTCATTTTGACTTCTCCTAAAATTTAACTAAACAATAATGCAGCCGCATCTTTTGCGCTGCCTGACTTTCTTAATTGTGACATCTGCTTCTTGCGTGTCTTAGCTGCCGAATCAGGTTGCTTCTTAACACCCGCTTTAATCAGTGGCTTGGCTTTCTTGAGCTTGGCTTCTGCCGTACCCTTTCCTGCCATTAACCGATCATACATCATGGCCTTGTGTAGAACTTTCATAGCTCGTGCGTCTGAGATCCCACCGATTTCTTCGGCTGAATAACCCTCTGTCACACCCTGCTTGACTAAGGCTTCCTTTAGCTTGGGTGCTTTAGTAGCATCACCTAGTGCTGGGATGGCGTTAGTTAGTTCTGTCATTTGCTCTTGCAAGTAAGCTTGATGGGCTTGTCCTTGCGCCTGCTGCATGGCCTGTTGTTGCTGTGCAATCTGCTGTCGCTGGGTCTGATACTGTCCCATCTCTTCACGGTAGGTTGCCTCTGCTTCGATATACCCTAATGGGTCATCTCCTAGAAGCTCCTTAGAAGGTGGAGTGGGCTGTTTCATTACTCCCTGCTGCTGAACCTGCTGCATAAGCTGATCGAGCTGTGTACGCTGCTGATTTAACGCACTAAACGCTTCCTCTGCCTGCTTACGTTGCTCCGCTGCCTGCTTCATGCCCTTTTGAATATAAGATTGGCCAGAATAGTCTCGCTTTAGATCATCAAGGGTTACTTCAACATCTTCACCATCAACTTTGATAGAGAACGTCTCAGGCCCAACTTGATCGGCAATTTCTTCGTCCGATTCTAAATACTCTTCACCATCGTCTTCGTCATCATCTTCGGATTCTGCATATTCTGCGTCATCATCGTAAGATTCATCGTCAACTTCGGCTTCTTCAACCTCCGCTTCCTCCACATCGTCCGTATAAGACTCGGTAGTTTCTACTTCGGCTGTCTCTGACTCCACTGGAGCCATTAACGCTTCAACTGCGCTCTCAACGCTTTGGTTAGTCGTTTCCACGGTGCTATCCTTTATTTGCTGCGTTTGTCTTGCATAACCTCTTTAGTGATTGCTCGCTTTAGAATATGCTCAAACTCGTTTAATGCCCTCGTCATAGCGTGGGCTTCTTCTCTAACCTCGGTATCACCCTTGGCAGAACTTAGGAACTTTTTAACTTGTTCCTGTCGGATTATATCAAATACTGTCGTAAATGTATCATTATTGATCAAATACTCTGCATCTGAGCGCCTGATCATAGGAAGTTACCCATAGCATCACGCGGAGCCTGTTGCATTGCTTGCACCCTAGCTACGTCTACTGAGGAACCATACTGGCCTAAGATTTGAGCTGCCTGAATCAATAGATCCTGATTCATCTTATCTCGATCTAGGTCGGTAGAGGCTTGTAGCTCACGGTACTTCAACTGTAAATCAGCTAAGTCCTGACCTTGCTTATTCTGCATCTCTGCACCCTTAACCTGCATATCTGCCTGCATCTTGATCTGATCAGCCTGCATCTTGCCTTGCATTCTCATCTGGTCACTTTGCATTCTAGCTTGTGCCTTGATCTGCTCGGCCTGAATTAGAGCCTGTGCCATTGGGTCGCCCTGCTCGCCTGCTTGTGCTGCCTGCTCTGCCTGTTGAGCCATTAACTGCTGTTCAGTCTCAGGGTTCATAGGAGCATAGTAGCGATCTACGTTACGAATACCACTAAGGGCTAACGTATCAGCTAAGGTATTGCGCATCTGCGTCATAGTTACAAGGCCGTTATTAGGGCCGTACGACTGCCAGATAGACTGCTGAGTTTGGAAGGTTTGCATTAATGCTGCTACCTTAGCGCCCTCTTGGCCTGTACCTAGACCTACGTTAATCTCCATATCCATGTCAGCATCCCATACACTAGGGTTAACTGGTACGAATTGACCACTCAGACGCATCATCTGCTCGTCTGGGGAGTTTTTGATGGCAGTGTGTAGCATTAGTTGGAATAAGCGCTTCATGCCCTCAGCGAGGTTTCTAGCCATTACTTCAATCTGACCTGCACCTGCTTGTGCCGTTAGTGCTGCCGCTGTAGCTGTGGTGTTCTGTAGAGCATCAGGATCTAGGCCCATAGACGCCTTAGTAATACCTGTCTTCTCTTCCACTAGCATATCTAAATACTGCAATGCTGGTAGCGTAGAGCCAGCGACAAACGGAACCGTTAACGGATTAACTGAGCCAATCTGCTCGGATCGAATTACTGCACCAATCTCGTTATTAAGCACATCGTCCATCTCAACCATATCCTCATTTACTTCAAGGCGTGGGTTGTTGGTGAGTGCTACGTTATCTAGGATGCCGCGTAGTACGCTGGTCGTAGTGTCTTGGTCGTGCATAACCAACTCAGCCAACGAGCGCCCGTAGAATGCGTGCGGCTCAGGGTCAACATGGAAGTCAGCAAACGGAACCTTATCCCAAGGCTCCATCTCTAATACTTCGTAGTTAGTGCCACCACATACAAACTTGTGCAATGTAGGTACGCCATCGCCCTCAACGTCAATGCGCATATAGGCTTCTGTTACGATAACTACACGCATAGAAGGATCGTTAGCCAAGCCCTCAGTAGTGTCGATAGACTCGCCAAAGCGTAGGATCTTCTCTTCTTCACCGCTTAACGTATCATCATCAAGGCCACCTAGGTCATCAACCACGTCTTGGTCATAACCCATAGCGATTAGGTCGCCTGCTCGCTTCTCTGTACGGTGACATACGATATAAGCATCATCAATGGTCTTAGCAGATCCATCAATAAAGAACTCTTCTGGCGGGATATTCTCCACCATCATCTCGCCTTCTTCACGCTTATGAGACACGACCATAGAGTGTACGTTACTAGACATTTCCATGCCCATCTCGTCCATCTCCATAACCATCTCTTGGCTATGCTCTACGACTTCAACATCGTCATCAGCCAGTAAAACCTGCACTTCATCGTCAGTTAGGTTATCGTAAGTGTAGCTAGTGGCAATGGTCTTATCTTCCCACCACACCTTCGCTAAACCAACCTTCTTAACGAGAGCGTCATGGATAGCGTTATTGAGTACGTTGTAACCACCAACCTTGTTAAACACCCAGTGAGTGTAGGCGGTAGCTTGTTCAGCCTGTGCTACGTCTTCTGGGCCGCGTGGTGTAAACTCTACGAACTTATCATTCGACATAAACACACGCATTAGGCTAGGCTTGGCACCTCGTACAACATCACGAACCTTAGTGGATACGACCTTACTACGGCCTTCCTCATGCTCTAGGTCTACTTGACCATCAAAGTAGCGTTGAGCGCGTTCACGCTGACGGCTAATGTCACTATCAACGTAGTCGATGGCAGCTTGTATGGCTGATTTGATTGCGCTCTGAATATCTTGTTCTGTCATTGCTTCTGGCATACCCGTTACTCTCTTATGCTTTCTAATAGACCGCCTGTGGTGTTAGCACCAAATGCACCACCAACCCTAGCCGATCCTTGCGCTGTAGCGCCTATAGTAACATTAACTGCATCTCGCATCTTATTAATAAGGGTAGCAAAGGCCGTTTCATCGTTAAGCGCCGCTGATACAGCTTTAGGGTCAGTGCTAAGTAAAATATCAACAACCTTCTTTTTCTCGGCATCTGAAACCTGCAATCCCATGCCCTTAATAACTCTTCCAGCTATGCGTGCTGCTGCCATTGGTGCGGATGGCCCCATTAGACCACCTAAGTCATCCATCATGCCTTCACCAATACGCGCTGCTGCTGCTTGAGTACCTTGAGTTGCTGATTGACCTGTAACAAAGTCTGCGGCCTCTCTAGCACCTTTAGCTACATCGACCTTGTGTAATAAATCATCTATCGAATCTTCTGGAAAGAGTGCTAGTAGTAGCTGTCGCTCCTTACTGTCATCTCTATTTAGGTTCTTTATAAACGAAGTCTTGCCGCCAGATTGAGAGATTTGCTTCTTAAATGACGCAAGAACTCCAGACCTTAGAGCATCCAATGCTTCTGGATTTTTAGCCATAAGGTCATCAATGTATATAGCAGCTTCATCAGGAGACTTGCTCTTTAGTTTCTTACCAGCTTCAAACGCTTCTTCCTTGGCGAAGGTTGACGCTGATTTAGCCCTTATTTCAGACATACCTTCTACATTGGCGTCAATCACTTTACGCAAATCCCCCTGAACACCAAACGCATCAGCCGCATTGCGCTTAGTTGCAGTCTTCTCGGCTAGACTTTGTGCCACCTGACCTGCACTAGACATAATAGATTCCGCCTGAGCCTGCGTGATATTAGGCGACAAAATAACATCGCCGTTCTTATCAATCTTGTATAAGTCCTTAACGCCCGTCCTTAATTGCACACCTTGAGCCGCAATCTTAATTGCTTCTGGCATCCTCTTGGCGGTATCTCGCAAGGCGTAAAGAACCTCTCCTGTGGCTGGTGCTGTCTGATAGGGTTTTCGTGCTACAGTCTCTAAAGCACGTTCACCAGCAATAATCTCACTCATGCCTCGCTCTAGGTTAGGGTTTTGTATATTTGTCATACCGCCATGCGTCTGCGCTATTACCTCATCCTGCTTCTGCGCTGCTCGCGCTGGCAATTCAGTCTTTAAACGAGCGCCTTGTACACCACCCTGATTAGCATACGCCTTAATGGTAGCTTGTAATGTTTTATTCTCAGCCATAATACGACCGCTAGCAACATCATCAATAATCTCTTCTGCTGTTTTTCCAGTCTCTCGCACAAGTCTAGCTAGCTCAGTCTCAACAGCCTTAGCGCCGCCCTTACCAAAAGTCCTTCGGGCAACATCAGCAATCACAGAAGCACCAGCCTTTAAGCCTTCACCGCCAGCACCACCAGCAAGTCCAGTCACGGCGCCAGTTATAGCGCCACCACCAGCCCTTGCAAATCTATCAGCTACATCGCCTTCGCCTGTACCAAATCCATAAGCAGCACCTTCAACAGCGCCAATTTTAGCGCCTTGTCCCATTGCTGGCAGCACACCCTTCGCAATAGCTTCACCAGTTTTACCGCCAAACTTCTTGGCACCTTTAGCAATCACATCACCTGCAACCTTAGCAACCTTGTCGATCTTGGTAGTGTTAGCGAACTGAGCTATCTTGGCTAACGCTGGGAACATCCTAGCGCCTTGAGCAGCAGCAGCAGCGCCGCCTGTGAATATCGAGGCAATGATAGTTGGTACAGCAGCGCCGCCAATCTCATAAGCAAGCGCCTCCATTGGGGAGCCTTCTTGATAGTCGTGTAGCTTACCCCTTACATCTGACAATTCTTCATCGTAAGATTTATCAGAGAACATGGATGAGAAAAAAGCCTCAGCTTCATCAGCTCCACCAAAGGTCAAGCCCTGCATTGCCGCGCGGAATCGTTCGGTATTCTCTGCGATATTGGCGTCTTTTTGAGCCGAGCTATTGATTGCTCCAGCTATCATTTCCTCAAATTCAGTTTCAGTCATTAGTTAGCACCTTGGATTCTTTTCATAGTTTCAATCTTCTGCGCATAGCTCATACTACCCCATACCTTTTGATCCACGCCCATAGGCACGCCAGCAGGAACCTTTAACGGAGGTAGTATTGCTGGGTCTGCAATAGGGCTACCCATATATATACTGTTATCTGGCAATCCTGCCCTAGTAGCTAAACCCTGATACCTAGCTACAGAACCCTTCGCCTCTGCTGATCTTTCGGCATACAACTCAGAAGCAGCCTTAACAATACTATGACGCATAACCTCTGACATAGAGCCTTCACCAGTGATTGCATTTTTAAGTGCCGCTTGGAATGCTGGAACCTTAGCGCCTGCATTATTAACAGCCGCCACCTCACCTTCACGGGCTACAGATCCCGGATCTAGCACCTTAGCAAAGGCTACAGCAATGGCGTAATCCGTGACTGCTGTAGGGTCTTTATAGAAGGTTAGGATATTATTGTAACCCTGCTTAATGATATTAAACTGCCCTAATTCCTTGTTTAGGTCATCGCGCATAGTGTTGATATTGCCGAGCTGCTCAGGCGTTATTTCTGGCTGTTCGGCCATATTCGAGCCTTCCAATACTCGCTTACCCGTGTCAGTGTAATAATTATACTCATCAGCGCCCTTTATAATCCTGCGCTCTTTTGGAGCCTTATTAACCTCCATAAACACCTGATTAGGTGTCATAATGCCTGACATCATAGCTTGTGCTAGATCTGGATGCTTACCCTTGAGCATATTTAGCATCTGCTTCTTCTGACTCTCTAGCTTCGTTCCTGCCAAGTCCTGTGCAGCCTTAGCCTTACGATCATCACGCAAACGACTAATATCTGCCCGCTGTGACTCATAGAAGCCTTGATCAGCGCTAGGATTCATAGTCATGCCACCGAATATCTGACTAAGCCCTAACCACTTCTCACGCTCCTTAAGAGGGTCTTCTGCTTGACTCACAGGAGTCATAATTGAATCTAAAATTCCCATCATATACCCCTTAGAATATTCCCAAGCTTTTAGCGCTTGCGCCAGCCTTCAAGTAATCCATCAAACCCATCTCTTTAGAAGCTGTAGTAGTCTGCGGAGTAGGTGAAGCACCTAATGCTGCAAGTAACGGATTTAAGCTAGCTTGTGGTGCGCCTGCAAAGCCTTGATACTGCCCTTTAGCTGCGTTAATAATCTGCTGCTGTAGTGCTTGCTGCTGTGCGCCATGTTGAGACATATCGCCTTGAATCTGTCGGCCCATACCAAAGCCCATGTTAGCTAACCCGCCTAACTGACCTGCTGCTGACATACGCTGCTGTGCGCCTGATAGCTGAGCCTGCTGGTTTTGCATCTGAGCCTGACGTGCCATCTGCTGGGCATTCTGGTAGCCACCTTGACGTAAGCCTGACGCTGTACGAGCTGCCTGATCTGCAAACGCTCGATTAGTCTCTGCCTCTGCAATGCCATGCCGTGAACCGCCAAAGGCTCCAGCAGCACCAGCTTGTGCGCCACCTACATTCTGAGCCATTAACCGACTACGCTCTAGGTCAGCCAATGACTGATCTACAACCTGAGACTCGTATGGGTTAGTGTACTGCTGCAAGTTAGCTTGGCTAGGTGCGCCAATAGCCATAGGGCTAAACTGAGTGCCCTGCATTGCCGTTTGACCTGCCTGCGTTAAGCCCTGTTGAGCCTGTTGAAATACGTTCTGACCGCCTGTTGGTGCGCCTGCCATGATCTTATCCTCGTTACTTAATTCTTAATTTAGCTTATCTACCGCCGCCGCCAGAAACGCCAGCGTAACCATTTTTAGCAGCCAATGCGTCAGCCTGACTATATCGCTTGTAAGGCTTTGGCGCTGGCGCTGGCGCTGGTGCTGCCACCTGCGAAGCTAGATAATCAGCCCTAGCTTTAGCTGCCTTCTTAGCTTTGGCTTTAGCTGCTTTAGCATCTGCTGCTTGTTTGGCTTTAAGCTTATCGGCCTTCTTCTTAGCTGCTGCCTTGGCTGCAATTTCCTTAGTCTGCTTCTCTAGAGCGTCTGCTACGCGCTTGGCTTCTGCGTTAGCTTTACGATCCGCTTCTGCCCTAGCTTTGGCTTTACGCTTAACCTCAGCTTTATTAAAAGCCTCTTCCTCATCCAACTGAGCCTGTATTATGGCCTCTGCCTTAGCTTTGGCTGTTTTCTTCGCCTGAGCTGCTTGGTAGTCTGCCTTATCCTTGGCTACCTTCTTAGCTTTAGCTTTAGCTGCTTTAGCATCAGCGGCCTGCTTAGTTGCTATAGAGGGGTCAATACTAGGAGTAGCCTCACTCAATATGCCTGTAGCATACGGTTTTGCCGTAGCACTAAGGCTCAAATCTTCTTCCACGCCCATTGGGAATGAAGTATCAGGAGCCGCAGTCACCATCTCTGGAGCAGGTGTAGCGGCTTCACTAAAACCCCATAAGTTAGGGTCGTTGTAATCATCATCGTAACCCCAATCACCTGCTGGAGCGCTTGGAGGCTCAGGTTCAGCTCGTCCACCACCTATATGGTCATCCCAGTTGAACTCTATATCGTCAGTAGCGCCACTAATTGTGTTGCCCGTTAGTTCAGTGTGGATCTTGCCATATATTGTATCATCAAGACCCTGCCTAAACTTATCACCAAGCGTTTCCTCAGCAGAAGGTAATCCATGCGCCAAGGTATACGCCTCAAACTCAGGGCCGCTTAGGCTCTCAGTTTGCAAGCCTGTTAACTCACCGCCCTGCCAGTAGCCAGTACCACCATCGGGTGCAGGAGTGTAGTCTGGAGCACCGCCACCACCACCGCCTACCACTGCACCACCACCACTAATCATGCTGGCAGTTTGGGCTGGGGTAGCTCGGTAGTCACGGCCTGTCATCTCACCTGTAATAGGGTCGATAAACATGCCTGTAATGGCTTCGTACTGGGCTGGGCGATTAGCCTGTAGAGCGTCAACAGATTGCTGGTACAAGGGCGCGCTTGAGTAGCCCATTAAACCGCCTGCAAACTCCTGAGCCTGTGGCATACCCGCCATAGCATCAAAGCCTTGTGGAGCTAATCCAAAGGCACTTGCTGCGCCTCCAGTAGCTTGCATGGCTTGTTGCTGCATGGGTGAGAATGCTGCTACGTCAGCGCCATAGTATGGTGTATATCCGATTTGGGATACATCACGGGCCTTGTTAATATTCTCAATAGCTGCATTTTCCAACCATGCTGGAATCTCTGTAGCGCTTGAAGTTGAACCGCCTTTACCCTTACTCATACTAAAACCTCTTTTCCATTAAAACTAGCTGCTCTTTCCAACCATGTTTCTTTAATACTTTAGTCCAGCCTTTACGACCTGCCTGAGTTAATGACTCACAGCCCTGCGCTTTAGCCCATTTTATCACATCATCATGCATATCTAAAACTTGTTCTAACTCACCACCCGCTAGGAATACGTGAAGCACCTTCTTTCTAGGGTACTGCGTTATCTCAGTTACCCAGCAGCCTCGCTCAGCAGGCCATAATTGCAGCTTACCCTCTAGGATTAGAGCAGTCACATCATCGAAGTTATGAGTTGCCCCACCGTACTCTAGCGCCGCCTCAATCCAGCCCCTGCAACGCTCTAGCTCATTCATAGCTGGCGTAGGCGAGTAATATTAACAGTCACGCAAGGTGCAGCAGGAGCAAAGGCCGTAGCAGCAGAGGCGTCTAGTGTGACGCTAGTGCTATCAGCGGCATACATGGCCTCTAGGTAATCACCTGCCTGAGCGTGAAATAGTGAGGATCTTGACGCTACCATAGTGTAGTTATTGTCTGAGATGCTTGCCTTAATCGTAGAGCCTGATAAATCAGTACCATTCAATCTAGGCCAGAACCATAAATTCTTTGTGCTAGAGTTGTTTGACGTAACTTGCACAGAGAATGCAATATAGTACAAGCCTGCACGGGTGAATGTAATTCGAGACGTTGGCGTACCTACAGCCACGTCCTCATTGATAGCCGTTTCATCATAAGGAATAGCGTAAGCCGTGTTAGCTGCTGCTGGGGATTGATCTACATTGCACCTAAATAACCCATAGCCATCAGCGATAGTTAATGGCACAAACTCACCGTTAAGGGATATTGTCGGCTCTTTGTTTTCTCTATCCCATAGCAATACGCCGTCTTCTGCTGCTGATTCACCCGTTAGCTTATGACGTAGTGAGCTGCGAGTCTGGGCTAGCCACGTTGATAATCGCTGACTCCACTGCTGCCAATTCGCATTGATTAACTTTGGTGGCTGATCCAGTATGCTCATCGTCTACCACCTGCCTTAACTTCCAATCTATTAACACCAACACGCCAATCATTAGCATTAGAGCCTTCCACGCGCATCCTGATCTGTCTGCCAGTGAAACGTAAGCTAGTGGGGTTAGCCATATTAAAAGGCCCATACGTCCTCTCAACATCGTTAGGGTAGAAGCGCGTTTTAAAAGTAGCGTCCACATCACCTTGAGTCTTTTCATCAGGAATCATTTCAGTAACAGATAAGACCTGCTCACCATTACCAAGGCTAATTGGCCCTGACTCAGCAAACGGCTCTACACCATCGTAGTTAAAGCCAATCTCATGCTCGTACAATTTCTTGTCAGTAGCAGAGGCTATGATAGGCTGACGGTACACGCCCGCATCAACGCCAGAAGTTCTCGCTAGTAACCCGATAGACCATGTACGATCATTGAAGTTATAGACAACATAGCGATCATTCTCATTAGAGCCAGAAGATGGATAGAACCACCATATTTCACCATAGCTAGCATTAGATACCGCGCAAGCCTTACTGACTTGGCTGTGGTTAATGTCAGAGAACACATAGTCAGCTACATCGCAATCAATCTCTGTTACAGCACCACCAGAATAAGCATAGAATGCTCTACGGCCCATCCATAAGGCACCAACATCAACCACGGCCTTAGCCTGAGCTGAGACGATACCACATGACGTACCAACCCGCTCAATGCCGTAAACATAAGGTGGGCCACTGTAAGTAGCAACATGAGCATCAGTATCAGTGAGAATAAGCGTTTGGTTCTGAACCTTAACGCCACACTGAATCCGTCCGCTTGTCTGTAATTCTAAGTCACCTGCCTCGTTAGTAGCGGCTGGCGTCCATAGTGTATTGTTCTCACGATCTGACCATTGAACCTTGCGCGGATTACCACCTACACCAAGGGCCATTAGGAAGCGTTCTTCTGTCACTACGATAGAGCGACAACCAGTAGGAGCGTTAGCAACCACAGCAGCAGGCGTACCCGTAGCTAGTTGCCACTCGTAGATCTTACCGTCAGAACTAGAGCAAGCAACCATGTACTCACCCCAAGCATCCAAAGCCCACGTTGTAGCAGGTGTAGTCGTAGATGACTCTTGACGAGCAATACCGTAGTATTCTTGACCGTAGAATGCGTTACCGTAACCGATAGGGTTAAGCGCATCTTCATTACCAGCCGTTAAGCCAGCAGGCGTAATATCGTGTTGGATGCCACCAGACGCATAGGCGTATAGCTTATCGAAGCTACCAGCACCAATCCAGCGCTCTGAGCTATTATCAATCCAAGCGTGCAGACCACGTACCTTAGCAGCACTAGCCGTGTCACTACGAGTACGCCAACCACCGATAGGCCGCATAGTATTATCATGCCAGCGCACTAGGTTGGAATCTCTCCACCGTCCTGCTGTCTGCAAGTCTGTACCGTTACGGTATACACCAGCTGGTAACTCTAGTGAAATAAGTGCCATGTTATATTCCCATATATGACGCTAGCGCCGAACAAAGTTGTTACTGCTTAGGCTTAGGCTTATTAATGTGATCGTCTAGCTTAATACTTAGCTCTTCTATATCAGAAGATACCGATTCAAGACGAATAAGATTATTCATGTTGTCATCAGATAACTTCATCAAGAAGTCACGATCACTCTCTAGACGATCAATCTTCTCTAGTGCCACATAGCCTGAACCCACCATACCCGAAAGTGCAATGATTACAGCTAAGGGTGCGGCGAGTTTATTTAGGTCTATGTTCATCTTTAGGCCCANGGCATACCNNCGGCTACCNNTACAGGAGCCTTTAGCAAAGCAATCTTATCTGCTAGAGCTGTCTCAACCTGAGCCTTGTCGATCTTAGCGTGTACCCAACTCAGTACAGTAGCTTCG